CAATAGCAGAAGCGCGGTCATACATCGGCGTGCCGTGGCGGCACCGTGGGCGCTCTCGGTTCGGTATCGACTGCATCGGCCTGATCGTCAATTCGATGGCAGCGGGCGGTATCGTGATGCGTGACCGTCGAGACTATGGGCGCGAGCCTTGGCGGGATGGATTGCAGCGGGAAATGGTCGAGCATTTTGGGGAGCCGGTAACGGACTTGCAGGCCGGTTACGTAGTGCTGATGCGCTTCGAGGATCACCCGGAACCTGGGCATGTTGGCATCATCGGCGATTACGCCCACGGCGGACTGTCGCTGATCCACTCATATTCCCGCGTCGCTGTGTGCGAGCATCGGCTGGACGACGCTTGGCGCGCCCGGATTATTGAGGGGTACAACCCGTGGCAATGATCGCAGTTGCAGCGGTATCTGTAGGTGGCGCGCTTTTCATGGCCACGCGGGCAGTAAAGCTACCCACGCAACGCCTCGGCGAACTTTCGATGCAGACGGCAAAGGAAGGCGAGCCGATACCGATCATATGGGGCACCGCGCCCCCGATTGCCGGCAACCTATTAGCCGTGCAGGAACCGCCGCGCATCGAACGGCGCAAACAGAAGTCAGGCGGCAAGGGCGGCGGCGGCTCCAGCCAAAAAGTTGAGATACCCCGCAGGACCTATGCGATGGGTATCTGTGAAGGCCCGAACGTCACGCTGCGGCGCGCATGGCGAAACGCAAAATTGGTCTATGACGGGCGCAGCGGCTCGGAATGGGGGGCGCGCAATAACGGAACATTCCTACAGCGGTTCCGCTTCTACCCCGGATCGTTCACGCAGATGCCCGACGCGAACCTTGAGTCTATTTTCGGCGTCGGTAACGTGCCAGCAATGCGCGGCTTGGCCTATATGGTTGCGCTGGACGAGGATTTGCAGGACACAGGCGGAGCGGTGCCGCAATGGCAGTTCGAGGTGGTGCGGGCCGAGGGGCTTTACCTGACCAGTTGGGTCTATCCGATTGAGGTGATCGAGTCGGGGCAGTCTACTGGCGGGACAGCAGCCGGCGCGCCGTCTGTTGGCTATATCGAGGCGGGCGAGTCAACAGGCGGGGCGGTACTGGGCGGTAGTTTTGCCTCAGTGCTGGAATCGTTTGACGCCGGCATAGAATCGGGCGAGTCAACGGGAGGTGCGGTAGTCGGCGGGCAGTTTGATCAAGTGCTGCTCGAATACTCGCGCTACGCACCGGAAGACCTTGAATCGAAAGGCGGCGCGGTAATTGGCGGCGACTTGCGCCTGGGCCTGATCAGATACGAAAGATATGCAGTCGAGTCCCTTGAGTCCAAGGGCGGCGCAGTGATTGGAGGAACATTTGATGATTAATTTGAAAAGTGAAGCGGAAGGCTTTTACACGCTGCGCCTTGGTACGCTCGACGTAGACGGCAACGAGGTTGATTGCTACGAGCCTGTGCCAACATTCCCGAACCTGATCACTAATGGCGGGCTTGAGCGGATGGGTGATAATGGGGACTGGCTGTCGCGCACTTATGTTGGGAGTGGCTCGGCTGCACCCAATTTTAACGACACCACAATGAATAATTTTGTTGCCGTTACGACAAGCACTCAAGGGTCAACCAATGGGGCGCAGTCAACAGCGCCATACTTCACTTGGGTGCGTATCACTCGGCGGTTTTCTGCTGGCGGGGCGGCGGGGAACCTTTCAGAGGTCGGCATTGGGTGGTCTGCCGCGCTGTTCAGTCGCGCCCTGATAGTGGACGCAGATGGAAATCCTACGACCATCACTGTGGGCGCTGATCAGTTTCTTGACGTGACTTACGAATTTAGGTTTTACCCAAAGACCACGGACGATACAGGCTCTTTTACGCTGACCGGCAACTTAGGCGGTACATACGATTATATTTTTAGGGCCTCTAGCGTTACCTCTAGTAATGACACGGTTGGTTGGAATGTTCTTTCTTCAGGCACAAGCATGGGCAACCAGCCAAACTACCGCCAAGTTCTGGATGGCGATATCGGGTCTATAACGTCAAGCCCGTCCGGCGCGTCTGAGAGGGACGTGTCACTTACCGTTAACGGGTATGTGTCCGGCAGTCTAAGCCGAAAAGCTACAATGTCTCTAGGGCTAGGAGCGGGAAACTTCGCGACAGGGATTAAGTGCGCACTTTTCAAATTCGGCATAGGCACATTCCAGGTCGAGTTCACTCCCGCGATAATGAAGACAAACCAGCGACTTTTGAACCTTGAATTTTCCCACTCATGGGGCCGCAGGGCATGATACCCGGCAACAGCCTAACAGCTACCGCCACGCCCTCCACGTTCTCGGGGGCGCGTGGTCTGCCGGTCACAAAAACGGTTGACTACGAAGACGGCGGCGTGGCTATACAGGACCCTTCACAGGGGCTGCTCGTCAAGCGGTGGCGCGCCCGGTTAGTTGGCGAGGAAGTGATCATTGACGCCGCAGACGTTGAGCCGTTCGTTCTGATTAGCGGCGCAGGCATCACTGAAATCAGCCTGACGTTTGATCAGAACATGCGCCCGACGCTCGCATTCGTACAAGACGGTGTGGCCAAGTTGCGGTGGTTCGACTCGTTGCCGGGTCAGGTTGTCACAACCAACTATACGGGCATTCGCACGCCACGCATTACGCTGGACGATAAGCGGTACACGCAGACCAGTAGCAGCGACATTATTCTGGCGTACATCCGCGTCAGTGACGGGGCGCTGTGTTTTAGGATGCAGCGCGAGCGGTTCCAGACGGAGCGCGTGCTTGACGCCGGGCCACACAAGGGGCTGATCAAAATCGGCTTTTCGCGGCAGCTACAGCTTCAATTCATGCTGGAGGTCTGATGTCCTTATTTGATGATCTTGCAGCTAGATTCACTAATCGCCCCGGCTTCTCACAGGACGCGCTGCCAGATGCCCAGCTTGCCGCCTGGCCGCTGTCGTCTGTTGTGGCTGACATCTGCCTACGTTCTGGCGTCCCGTTCGACCGCATCAACTTGGAGGACTTGGAGGGCCAGCTTTACGGCTTAGTGCACAACCCATCGGACGAGGCTTACAAATCAATTGAGGCCATGAGCCAGATATTTCAGTTCGACGTGTCGAGCTATGACGGGCAGTTACATTTCCCGACACGCGGCGCGCCGGTATCCGCAGCGCTCACGCTGGACGATCTGGTGGACGATAGCGGCGACCCGGTTAAACGCTCTGAGCGCAAAGACCCGATTACGGTCCCGAAGGTGCTGCATCTTGAGTATTACGACATTGAGGGCGGGCTAAGCCCCGACACGCAGACCAGCGACCGCAGCCTAGACAGTCGCGCCGTGGCAGAAACAAAGGTATCTACAACCGTCCGCATGACCTCGGAAGACGCTGCCAAGGCGGCGGTCATCGCGCACAAAGTAAGCATCGAAGAACAGCGTGGGGAGGTTGAATTCTCCCTGCCCGATTCGTGGCTTTGGCTTGTACCCGGCGATATTGTCACGCTGGAAAATGACCGCCTGCGCCTGACCGAGGTCGAGATTGACGAGGGATTCCAGAACTATAAGGCTGTTTTTGATCGGGCCAGCGCGTACCAGACTAATGCCACGGGCGTCCCTGTGCCTGCGCCAATCGACCCCCCGTCGCTGATCCTGGGTGACACCGTGCTGCACTTTATCGACAGCCACATCATTGCAGACCGCGACGACCGGCTGGGCTATTACGTTGTGGTTGGGCGGGCGTCCGATCAGTGGCTCGGGGCAGTTGTCGAGCTAAGCACAGACGGCGGCGAGAACTTTACCGAATCGCTAGACGTTGAGACCGAGGGCACGTTCGGCACGCTGGTTGAGGCGCTACCGTCCGCCTCGGTATCGACGCCAGACTTTGCGCAGACTGCCCGCGTCAGGCTGGTACTTGATGACGTGCTGGAGCCTGCGACCTTTACCGAAGTGCTAAGCCGTAAAAACCTCGCGCTGATCGGTAACGAGATTGTCAATTTCATGGATGCCGAACAGGTGGGCGACAAGGAATGGCTGCTGACCGGATTCCTACGCGGGCGCAAAGGCAGTCCCATTGCGGCGCATCCGGCGGGGACCCGGTTCGTGATGCTTGACCGGCAGTTGGTGTTCTTTATCGAGGCGGACGTGTTCGACCTTGGCCAACCGCTTACTTTCCGGGCCACAACGGCGGGTACTGCTGTATCTGTTACAAAGACCGTTACGCTCACAGGGCAGAGCCAGACAGAGCGGCAACCGGCCTACCTTGCAGCGGTCCGGTCTGGCGGGAATATAGCGATCACATGGCAGGGCGTCGGGCGGCTTGGCGGCTCTGGCGCGGTAGGCATGGGCGCGTTCTTTACCGGCTATCAGGTCACAGTCAACGGCGTGGCGCAGCCAGTCCAGCCCGCTGAGTCACTGACAATTACAGACCCCGGCGGATCAGTTGCAATACAGGTTAGCCAGATCAATCAACTCACGGGCGCAGGCCCCGCAGCAACGGTGACAATATGAGCACACCCGATTGGAATATCCCATACGTCCCTGAGAACGTGCGCGACCCCGCGGCGGGCGTAAATCTTGGCTTCCAGGCGATTGATACGGCGCTGACGGAAGTGCAAGACGGAGCGGATACGGCAAGCGCCGACCGATACACGAAAGCAGAGGCTGATGCCCTGCTGCTAGGAAAGGTCGATAAAGTCTCGGGCAAGCAGCTCAGCACTGAGGACTACTCGACGACTGAAAAGGGCAAGCTGGCAGGCATTGCTACAGCAGCCACGACTAACGCAACGAACGCGGAATTGCGCGACAGGGCAACCCATACGGGAGTGCAGGCGCAGAATACCGTTACCGGGCTGTCTGCGGCTCTGGATGCCAAAGTGGATAACACCGACGCCCGACTAAGCGACGCCCGCGAATGGACTGCAACGGAAATAACGCAGGTCGAGGCCGAAGCAGGCACGTCCACCATTGCACGCAAATTCACTGCGCTCAGAGTTCGGCAGGCTATTGTGGCTTGGTGGAACGGCTTTACCTCAGCCTTTGGGCGGGACTTTGTGACGCGCGCTGATGCGGCGGCGGGGCGGAGTGCGCTGGGGCTGGGGACGTTTGCTACCGAGAGCTATGCCGCTGCGCCGTTTGTAAACATAATGCCTGATTCGGGACGGTTCGCGGGGCGAGTAAACCCCGTCGCGCTTAGTGTTGGGGCGTTTCAGTCTTCGCCGTTTTTGCCGGGAGTTAACGGGGGTACACACGCATCCGGTGGGAAGTTTAATCACAATAACGGCGGCACACTCAGCGAGGATATTAGTTCGCTTCTAACGGCGATGGGCAGAACAGGTGCTAGCGCCAGGGCATTCGGCGCCGAATTTCACATAGATGAGTATACGTGCGGGTCGGGGACTGCCAGCGCATCAACAGGCACTGACGGAATTGTTAGGCACCTAGCAGTCGCAGACACAACCGGCAGGGTCATGTTTCAAGCGAGCGGAATTTGTACATTCGTGACGTGGCTTAGAATCAAAGAAGGGTCGGCGCACGCTCGTGCATCCGGGCAAATAATAAATGGGGTGCCTGTACCAACACGCACGGCCATTACTCCCGCCGATGGCTGGGTTCATTTCCGCTGCGTGCAGACATCAGATATTGGGTACGACACCATGAATCCAGGGCTTTCGGGTCTTTCTGGGACGAAAATACAGCTCGCTTGTTCTGGGTTTTTCGGGGGGTTTGTAGATCCGGGAATCCACAGCGCCCCCCTCCCCACTATCAACGAGCTAATAGCATGAGAATTTTAAGAGACGGCGTGTATTTTTCCGAGTGCGGAGACATTCTCATGTTGGCCGCGATAACTGGCGAAGACGCAGACAGATACAGCTATCATCATGATGATGTTGCAGCGAGCCTGATTGATAAGAACAACGCAGCATTCGAGCAGGCCATGGACTCACTGACCGCAGGCTACCCACCAAGTGAAATTTCAAGCTGGGAGCGGCAGAGGGCAGAGGCGGTGGCCTGGGGCGCGAACGATCAAGCGCTTACGCCATGGATCGACATCGCGGCGCAGGTTCGCGGCATTGATCGTGCCGAGTATCTAGGCCGCACGCTAGCCAAGGTTCAGCTATTCGCGCAGGCATCGGCGTATCTTGTTGGCAAGCGTCAGGCTCTGGATGATGCGATCCGGCAAGCTGAAACGGTCGCAGAGCTTGAGGCGATCACGATTGACTACTCACTGCCCACTGCGCCATGACCGTCCAGCTTGCTCTGTACAAGGGCAAAGGGAAGATCGGTAACGCAGCTATCCGGTGGTGGACTGGTTCGATTTACAGTCACTGCGAACTGGTCGTCGATGGCTGGTGCTACAGCAGCTCAGTGATGGACAAGGGAGTCAGGCGCAAGCGGATAAACTTGGATAACGGCAACTGGGATCTGATCGAGCTGCCATGGGCTAATGCGCTGGATGTGCAGCACTACTTTGCCGCCACCGATCACTACCGCTACGGCTGGCCTTCGCTCATAACGTCGCAACTGTTTAACCTCAATCGCCCAGTGAAGGGCGCACAGTTCTGTTCTGAGTGGTGTGCGGCTGCGGTACGGCTGCCGAATGCCAGCAGCTATAGCCCCGGATCACTGGGGGAGTTGTGTGGATGGCTGGGGGAATTCTGGCGTAATGGATTGCACCAAGTACGCCTAACCATGCCTAAGCACTACGAGTAAAACGCCGTGATACGGGCCTTTCAGGGTATGCGGGGTGCGCCGAATAGGGCCTGCAAACGGATTCGAAATCCGTTTAGCTAAACCAGCCTAACCCACCGCCTACCCACCCCAATCTGATAAACCAGGGACTCAGAAACCCCAAACTCTGCGGCCATTACCGGCGCAGAGTGCAGGGCTGCGAGAGCGCGCAATCGGTTACGCTCAATAACGCATGCAAGTATTAGGCCGGAATGATTGTTATTTCTTGAGCCTGATATAATGCGGGTGATTGACTTGTGGTGAAGATCAAACTTTTCCGCAAGCGAAGGATTGGAAAGCAACAGCGCCTCATCAATTAAAGAGCGCCGCAGCTCGCAGCGCCTCAGTATCTCCCCGGCTTGTACTGCGTTTAGCTTGGTCGCTATCCGCTCGCCATGCGCTGCGGTTATGTATGCGCCTCCGTTTCGGTATTCGTTAAGCGTCATTGATGTATCGTCCCGGCATGGCTGCGGCCTGCTCAAGCGTAAAGCCACGTTTCATTCGTGACCGCAGCGTATCCCAATGCACGCCGGTTTCCTTGGCTATCTCTTTGGGCGTCATCTTTTTGCCGTTGTACATAAGCGAGAATCGCGCTTCTTGCTTCCTGTTGTGCTTCTTGGCGCTCAACTGGCTTGCAGTATCGACCACCAAGGCTGTGCGGTCATAGCCGGACTTTAGGCATGTTATGGAGTTGCCGGCCTTGATGAAGTCTGCCGTTAGTCTGGCGATGTGGTCGCGGTCTTCGTCGCGTGCTGTTATGTCGTTTGTGCTTAGCATTTTTATTGCTCCTTGGTTATAGGGTGATGCCCGCATAGCGGGTGTAAGGGTATGGGTTAGATGCGGAACTGCTCGCGCTCGATCTTCGACAGTCGCAGCCACTGCCCAAGCAGACCGTATTCGCGCATTGGTCTTTGCAGTTGCGGCTTCATTTCAAAGTCTTTACGGCGCAGGAAGGCAGGCCCGCAGTAGTCGTGCCATTCAAACGTAATGCCTTTGAATTGGTAAGCTTTGCAGAACGACAGGTGGATCAGTTGGCTACTCACTCCACACCTCCCTTGCCCTGCTGGGCTAGTGCTGCGTCAATGGCCATTATTATCTCTTTCGTCTCTATATCTTGACCATGCGAGCGCATCCAGTCATTTAGCTCTAATCGGCAATTCCTAAGCAGGCGCTCAAGCCCAATACACCGCTCTACCGCTTCGCATCTGGTCATGTTGCTGTAGTCTGTCATGGATCTATCCTCTGTCTTGCCGCGATAATACCACCCTAGCGATAGGATGGTAGTACCGTTGGTCGGGTTTATATTAGCTGGTTTTGCTCTGGCTTGTCATTGAACCGCTCGCCGGCCAATTCCAAATTGATTCGAGCCTGCTTAAAATAGCTATCCTTTAGCTCGATACCAATTGCGCGGCGTCCTTGCGATACAGGGCTATACACCTCGCTACCAACTCCCATAAAAGGCGTCAACACTAACTCGTCTGCATTGCTGTACATATCCACTAGGCGGTCTATAACGTCTAGCTGCAACGGGTGCACGTGCTTCTCGTCGTCCTCTTCGCGGCTATCGCGGAACGGCAGCACGTTATCAATCCGTATGTCATCCCACACGCTGGAGGCGTAGCGCTGCCAAATGTAGTGACTCAGCTTGTTGGACTTGGGATCTTCGTGATCTACAAACTTCTCATTTAGCATAGACCATAGCTCTGTCTCGGATAGCGTTGACTCGTTTGCGTTATTCCATGCGCGAAGGATGTTAGGCAGCACAGGCGTAGCGCCGAAATAACGCTTTAGTCCGCAAGGGTGCGTTACAGGCGTTTCGTTCTCGCCTTTCTTTGTGAATATCAGAACGTAGTCAGGCATGGCTGTGAAGCACTGGGTTGAGTCCTCGACAATAAGCTTGTGCATCAGGCTCTTCACCATCGTCCGCATTCGGACCTGTAGCGGCTCCTTCCATACTGTGATTCGGTTGCGGTAAAAGAACCCATGCTTTTGATGGATGCGGATAATCTCGTGGGGAAAGTCCCATAGAAAACAGGAGTTATCGAACACGTCAGTACAGTGAACAGCCGTTATACGTCCTGCCTTTGTTACGCGGGCAATCTCTGCAACAAGGTATTCGTATTGCTCAAGAAACTGCTCTTTGTCTTCGCAGTTCGACATATCTCGCGGATCGCTTGAGTAATTATAAAGCCCGGCGAAGGGCGGAGAGTAGATTGATAGATCAACAGAATCAGCTTTGAGCGTTGGCAAAACTTCCATGCAGTCAGAGTTATAGATTGCATAGCGGTCTGTTATTACTTGGTCTTTTGTTGTATTCATTTCAAAAACTCCGGCAGCGTTACTGTTTGATTAAATTGCTTTGTAGTGTGGCTGAACTCCCTGTTGGCGTTCAGCACAAGGTTTTCATAGAGGTCTATGGCTTTCTGTGTCTTTTGTTGTAGCGCCTCCAATACGCGCTCCTGCCCGTCGCTTATGACCATATCGCAAGTAACTTCACGTTGCTGGCCAAAACGCCAGAAGCGTCTGATTGACTGGTAATATTGTTCGTATGACCATGTTGGAAAATACACCGTATGATTACAGTGCTGCCAGTTCAGCCCCATGCTGGTCATCTTGGCTTTCGTGATTAGACGATCAATCTCGCCATCGGCAAACGCCATCAGTATCTCCTCTTTTTTATCTATGCTCATGCCTCCTTTGATCTCAACCGCCGTGGGGTCCATCTCTGACAGTAGCTCGCTTTCGTCGTTAAGATTGCACCAGTAAACAGAGTTCTTACCATCTGCTAGCTGTGCGGCTTTTTCGCAGCGCTCAACTATTGTTAGCTTTTGCTCCTCTCTTACCTCTGTCATGGTCTTTGCAGGCATGGCAAATAGTGATGACTGGCCGTCTATTGTCCACTGCTTTGTGTTATGCACAATATGTTTATTTACGTGCAGCGCAGGAAGGTCATAACCATCATTGCTAAACCCAAGGTCTGACGGGCGTTTGACCATCAGTGCCCACTGGTTTATCCATGCGAAGAAATCCGCCTCTGCATGCGGCTTGAGGTAAAATTTCTCGCCGATGTTCCTATTATTGCTGTCTACGCTGTTCTGGTTGCTTTTGAAGAACCTCCCCAGCATGTCCATGTAGCCCATATAGCCAAGCGCTTCGGAGCTGTTGCCAAGCTCAATAAAATCATTAGGTGACGGCGTGGCCGTGCTAAGAACTCGATACGGCACCCGCTTAATAAATGCGACAACCTGATCGCGTGTCTTGCCTGCAAAGTTTTTGAGAATGCTGGACTCGTCAAGCATGACGCATTCAAAATCGCTAGGGTCCAGGTGATGCAATCGTTCGTAATTGCAGACCACTATTTTGTCGGAGTGGGTGCCGTCTTTGCTGTGTTCAATACAGTCAATTCCGATGCGCTCGGCCTCTTTGAGAAACTGGAAGGCAACCGCAAGGGGGGTCAGGATCAATACGCGCTTGTTGGTTTTCAGTACCACGTTATAGGCAAAAGCCAGCTGCATTAGGGTTTTGCCCAGGCCAGTATCGGCAAACATCCCTATGCGGCCCTTGCGTGTTACGCGGCTGATAATTTCCTTCTGAAAATCAAAGGCGCACTCTGGCATCCATATAGGCTCAAAGCCGTGGCTAGATAGAGTGTGTTTCTTAGACTCAATAAACCTATCATAATCCATTCTTCTGTCTCCTGTTTAAGTCCGCCCATTATGCACATTATCGCGGGCTTGTGTTTACCGTTCGTCGGAATGTCTCAACCATAGCAATAGCCTGCTTGCAGCCCTTTGGAATCACAACATAGTCGCCAATACTAATCAGATAAGCGTG